TTAGATAGAACACAAAAAGAAATTGATAGTAAGAAAACTGATAAAGGTAAAGAGAAATATATTATAGTGCAAAAAGAAGGACTTAAATTTATTGATAGTCAAAACGAAAAGATATATTTTGCATGTGCTACATATAAGACTTTACAGAAAGCAAAACAAGTTTTAATAGATAAGTTAAACAAAGCAAAATCAATAGGAACATATAAGACAACACCAAAAGGATTACAAGTAACTAATCCAGAAGGTTATGTTGCTGTTGACAAATCAGGTAAAGCAGTTAAGTTAGTTGATAGATTAGAGTTTAGTGTACAAAACTTTACTGCTGCTAAAAATTGGGATAAAAAATAATGGCTAAAAAAGGACTCTGGTATTATATGAACAAGAGACGAAAAGAGGGTAAACCTAAACGTAAACCAGGCGAAAAAGGTTATCCAGGACCAGGTGCATTTGATAGAGCAAAAAGTGAAGACGCTCAAACTCTTGCTATGAAAGACAAAGACGCATACAAAAAAGATAATCTATTAGGCACACCTGAATTAACAAACAAATATAAAAAAGATACACCAGGACAAAAGGTGGAAGGTTTTAAAGAATTTATAATGAAATATTTAGAACAGGCACCTAATACTGCTGACGCAATGAAAAGACACAAAGCAGGTAAAGCAGGTTTTACAGATAAAGCACATTTGAAAGCAAAAGGTTTAATACCTCGTTCAGATGGAGAAAAAAGAAAGAGTGATAAGTACAAATAATGATTACGTTTAAAGAATTAAATAAAAGGATACCTAGAAAAAAAGGTCAACCTGCTAATTCTAAAAAACATAGTGACTTATATACAGACGAAAATCCTAAAGGTACAATACACGGTTTAGGATTTAAAGATGTTGCAACGGCAAAAAAGAGTGTTGCTAAAATTAAATCGTCTGGTAAATCTCATGCTCATAAAATTCAGGCAGCGATTGCCATGGAACAAAGAGCAAGAGTTATGGGTAAGACTGCTGAAGCGGCAGTATATAGAAGTTTTATTAACGCAATGAAAAAGAAGACAAAGAAATGATACCATTTATTTTAAAAGAAGGTTTATATGACCCAGGTATATTCAAAGCATTTTTTCTTGCAGGTGGTCCTGGTTCAGGTAAAACATATGTTACAAATAAAGTAATGGGTGGTATGGGACTAAAGAATGTTAATAGTGATAGAGCATTTGAAATAGGTTTAAAAAAGGCAGGTCTATCTTTAAAAATGCCTGAAGATGAGGCAAAGAAAAGAGACCCAATTAGATTGCGTGCCAAAGAATTGACAGGCAAAGCATTAGAGAATTACATACAAGGTCGTTTAGGTCTTGTTGTAGATAGTACAGGTAGAGATTATGAGAGTATAGCAAGACCAGTTTCATTATTAAAACAAATGGGATATGATTGCTATATGGTATTTGTGAATACAAGTTTAGAAGTTGCAATGGTAAGAAATACAGAAAGAGAAAGAACTGTACCACCTGAAATTGTAAAGAATAACTGGAATACTGTACAACAAAATATAGGTAAGTTTCAAAGACTATTTGGTCAACAGAAAATGATTATCATAGATAATAATAAGGCAGACGAAAAAATTATTACCAATGTATATAAACAAGTTGCCAAGTTTGTGAAAAAACCTGTAGATAATCATATTGCAAAGCAATGGATTAGAAAAGAAACAGATAAGAGAAAAAGATGAAGACATTAAAAGAATTACTAAGAAAGGAAGTTGGAAGAAAACAACCAGTTGTATTTGCATTTGGTCGTTTAAATCCACCTACTGTAGGTCATCAAAAACTAATTGATAAAGTAATTACTATGGCAAAACGAGTAAAAGGTTTGCCTGTTTTGTATGTTAGTGCTTCACAGGATAAAAACAAAAATCCTTTAACAGCAAAACAAAAACTAGATTATTTAAAGAAGATATACCCTCGTGGTATAAAATTAATGCCTGCTACAAGCAACGAAAGAACATTTATGGAAATATTAAAAAATAGATTTGATAAAAGATATACAGATGTTTATATGGTTGCAGGTAGTGATAGAGTATTAGAGTTTAAAAAACTAATTAAAAAATACAACGGTAAAGATTACAATTTTGATACCGTTAATGTAGTGAGTGCAGGTGAAAGAGATCCAGACGCTGAAGGTGTAACTGGTATGTCTGCTAGTAAAATGAGAGCGCTCGCAAAAGTAAACAATTATAAAGATTTTAGGAGTGGTCTAATGAAGAACACAAAGGAGAAAGACGCAATGAAAGTATTTAAAGATTTGAAAAATCAAATGGGTGTAAGAGAAGATATGTTACCACCTAGTACAAGTAGTGAGAGTGACGAGTTAAATATTATTAGAGAAAATTATCATGCAGGTGACATATTCAATATTAATGAAACAGTTGAAAATTTAAAAGATGGTAGTATAGGTAAGATTATTAAAAGAGGACCTAATTACGTTCAATACGAAATGGAAGACGGTGGTGTTAAACGTGCATGGTTAGATGATATCGTTCCAACTGAGGATACGGTAAATGAAGAATTGGTTAATGAAAATATTGACCAAAAGAAATTAGTATTACAAAAGAATAGTGATAAACTAGTTTCATTTAAAAGTTTTGATGAAGAAATCAACGCAGCTTCTAATCAACAAGATGTAAATGTTGATGACGAAGATAAAGCAAGAGAAGATAATGAGAAGAAAGATAAACAAAAGAATAAAGTAAAAACACCTGGACAACCAGATACGTTTGATAGTTATACTGATACTCATGTTTCTGATGTACAAAAAAGTAATACTAGAAAGTTTAGTCAAGTAACACCAGGACAAGATAGAGACTATGAGAAGTTAGTGGCAAAAAGAATGTTCACTAAGTTTGAAGGTGTTGATAGAGTTGCACAGGATCCAGATATTAAAAAGAAAGATGGTACACAACCTAAGAAATACTATTCTGGTTTAAAGAAGTCAACTAAATCTGCTAGAGACGCACACTTTAAAAAAGGTGCAAAAATGGATGACGATAATCCATCAGCATATAAACCGGCACCTGGTGATAGTAAAGGTAAAACTAAACCTAGCACACATACACAAAAATTTAAAAAGATGTTTGGTGAAGTTGATGAAGAAGTATTATCTGCTAATGATATTAGAGATTGGTCATTATTACCAGAAACTATTGATATGTTTAAAGACAAATATCAAACTGACTGGAAAATTGAATTAGACAATACAATTGCAGAAATGATGAAAGATATTGAGATAGATGAAACTGCTACAGCAGCGATTAAGAATAAAGCAGATAAATCTGGTATGCCGGCAGGTGTATTAAGAAAAGTATATAATCGTGGAGTTGCTGCCTGGAGAACAGGACATAGACCAGGAACTACACCACAACAATGGGGTCTTGCAAGAGTTAATTCATTTGTTACTAAATCAAGTGGCACATGGGGTAAAGCAGACGCTGACTTGGCGAAACAAGTCAGAGGAAGTTAATGACATTTGTATTTAAACACCCTAGTAAATATAAGAAAGTAAAGGAAGAAACAATGGTAAAATCATTTAAAGAAGTAGAGGAGATTGACGCTATCTGTGAGCAACAATACCAAGATTTGCCTTTAGAAGAAGCAGAATTTCAAGGTAAGAAAGTTACACTTAACGACCCAATTCGTGGTGGTTCAAAGAAATTTTATGTATATGTTAAAGACGGTGACAAAGTAAAAAAAGTTTCTTTTGGTGATACGACAGGTTTAAGTATTAAACGTGACGATCCGGCAAGGCGTAAATCTTTTAGAGCAAGACATAATTGTGACCAGAAGAAAGATAAGACAACGGCTGGTTATTGGTCATGTTATCAATGGCGTGCAGGCGCTAAGGTTAATAATTAGTATAAATAGTAAAGTTATGACAAGATACACAAAAACAATGGCGGAAGCCTACAAAGAAGTTACTGAGGATCCAGTTGCAAAAGCACAGGATAAACTAGACGCAACAAAGAAAATTGCGGCTTTAAAAAAACAAATAGATGATATTAAAGCACAACAAAAATCAAGTGCTGGTCAATCAGAAGCAGTTGATAGTGATGATACTGGTGGTGCTGCTGAAGTAGATATGATAAAGAACCAAGTAAATCAAATGCGACACTTCTTAGACGGCATTGAAAGTATGATTGCTAAAGATGGTGATGTAGAAGAATGGGTACAAAGTAAGATTACTAAGGCAACTGATTATCTCAAAACGGCATACTCATATAAAACAGGTGAGAAAAATGAAGAAGTTAACGAAATCGCACCGGCAATAGCAGGTCTTGCTAGAGCGGCAGCAACAGGTGCCGGCATGGCGATAGCAAACAAAGCTATGAACGCAAGTAAGAAAAAGATAAAAGAAAAAATGGATCCTAGAGAACATGTTGCTAAGAGTAAAAAGAATCCAGATATGTATTGTGTATTTGATAAAGATGGTAATGAAGTTAAATTATTCAAAGATAAAAAAGACGCTGAAGAATATGCCATTAAAAACCATGACAAGTTAATGGAAAACATGATATTAGAATTTACAGATGCTCAAATAAAGAGACTGAAAAAAGAATACGAACCACTACGAGGTAAAGAAACTGGAATAAATCCAGAGAAGTTTAAAAAACTTCGTGTTATGTTAAGTAGAATGACTAAAGATATGTTGTTGAAATTAGTTAAGGCAGATTTGCCTATAATTACATCAGCTGCGAAAGCAAGATTAGTTGTTCATCATGGAATGAAGTGGTCACAATTACCAGAAGAACTGGTAGCGTATATTGATTTAGAACAATTAGACGAAGCTAAATCTAAGTTTAAAAGTGTAGAACCAAAAGTAATTGATAGAGTTGAAAAAATGATGAGAGGTAGTAGAGACGAAAAGAACTCTATTGCTAATTTATTAAATTACTTAATGCCACCTGAAGTTGTTGATATGATTAGGTACAAACTAAAAATAACACAACCAAGAGGCAAAATTAAATTTTAAAGGGAGACTAAAATGTCAAAAGATAAAAACGGAATTGTGGGTTGGAACTCTAGTTACTTTGGTGAAGCAAAACCAGGGTCATTAGCACAAACAATCGCAGATATAACAAACAAACAAAACGACTTAGTTGGTGGTAAACCAGAAGTCGCAGACAGTCAAGCAGCTATAGCTGCAAAAGCAAAAGAAGAATTAGCACAAGAGGGTAAATTACCACCTGCTCTTCAAAAAGCAATTGACGCCAAAAAAGAAAAAGAAGGCGACAAAGAGAAAAAAGAAGATGAAGACATGGCACAAAAAGAACCTAAGTCTAAAGACAAAGGTGCTATAAAAGTACATGGTGAAGATGTGAACAAAGAGATTGAAGCTGCTCAACAAGGTAAAATCAAATCACTAGTAGATACTATTATTGATATGTACAAAACTAATGAAGAAGGTAACGCATTTGGTAAGGCACTACAAGCTGCTAAAGAAAAAGGCGAGACTGAATTTGTAGTATCTGGTAAGAAATTTAATGTAGAAGCAGAATTAGATAAAGTAAATCAAACTGCTGTAAAGAAAAAATTTGACGATAGAAAAGACAAAGACATTGATAACGATGGCGATGTTGATAGTTCAGATAAATTCTTACACAAAAGAAGAAAAGCAATCTCTAAAGCAGTAAGTAAGTAATATGAAATACTCCGCATTTAAAGCGGAGACTTTAAACCTACACCTAGTTCAGGAACAGGACGGTCTCCCAACTATATACTGTGACATGGACGGTGTACTTTGTGATTTTGTTGCAGGCATTGATAAGATGTTTACGCTTAAATCTAAAGATCCATCTATGCCTGGACCAATGCAAACCAATGGTTACTCAGATACAGACGATTGGTTAAAAGCGCCAATGAGTTCTACAAAATGGCAACCTATACATAACTACCCTATGTTTTGGCCGACATTACCGTGGATGAAAGACGGTCTAAAGTTATGGTCATACATAAGCAAGTTTAAACCACATATTTTATCAGCATATACACCACACGATAAGAACAGTATTAAAGGTAAAAGACTGTGGATACAAAGGAATTTAAGACTTACTGACCAAAGTAGAATACACTTGGTCAGACGTAAAGAAAAGAAACTTTACGCTAATGGTAATGTACTAATTGATGATTATGGTAGAAATGTGAAAGAATGGAAATCAAACAAAGGTATCCCAGTTAAGCATAAATCAACTGCTGAAACGATTTCTCAGTTGAGAAAACTAGGATATGTATAAATAGTAACAAGTTATAACTAAACAAAACTTAATTAAGGAGAATTAATATGGGACTATGGGGAAAATCTACTTC